ACAAAAGAGAATGCTTTGATTGATGTAAGATTAACTTATAAAGATGGCCTTGATAAGTATTATGGTTTATTAGAACTTGCAATTAAGCATGGTATATTTAAATCAGTATCTACAAGGGTAGAGTTACCTGATGGATCAAAACAATATGCAAAAACTATCAATAATGAACCTGATAAATTCTTTACTAAAGATGTTCTCGCTCAAATTGACGAGGCAGCCAAAAAAGAATTCCTCTATGGCGCAGAATAGATATGTCTTTGCTCAACGTGATGTTGATGATTTTAGTTGCATAAAGATTGTTGAAGGCGACTATAAAGATATTATATACACGTATGGACATGTAAAGTTTGCCTCGGAAGAGAATGCTAAAGGTGAGATACCTTTAAAGTTTGATTATGATGTAAAGGTAAATCCTAATAACATTGATACAACAAGTGAAGATTTTAGGAATTACATAGGCGATATATTGATAGAAGTGGTAGAAAAACAATTAGAAGATGGTACAATTAGATTTCAAAAGTGATTATATATGCACGTATAAGAATGTGCTTAATAAACAACAATGTCAGCACTTGATAGATAAGTTTGAGGATTCTCCGACTCAACAGACTAAAACTATCGTGGATAATCATATGTCATTTACTGAAATTAATATTAGTATGCACAATGACTGGAAAGAATACACAAGCATTATCTTTCCTAAACTCCGACAGGTCATTGACAAATATACAAAAGATGTTAATATAGATAATATAAAACAATGGCCAAATAAATTTGGTTTTGAACAGATAAGATTTAAAAAGTATGAACCTAACGGTGAAGATGAATTTAGAGCACACGTGGATGTTACAGACTATAATAGTGCAAGAAGATTTTTAGTTTTTTTTATGTATTTAAATAATAATGATGGAGGCAATACAACATTTCCTGACTATGATATTGAGATTAAACCTGAGGCAGGTAAAGTCTTGGTGTTTCCTCCATTATGGACTTTTAAACATACAGGTGAAAAGCCTATCAATCAACCAAAGTACATTATAGGAAGTTATCTACATTATGTCTGATTTTGAAAAAACATTATTATCTAATCTAATTCATAACGAAGACTTTACCAGAAAAACAATACCTTTTATTAAAGAAGATTTTTTTAGAAATAGAGATGAAGTAACTCTATTTAAAATCATAAATGCTTTTGTTGTTAAGTATAACAACCTACCTACAAAAGAAGCAATCGCTATTGAGTTGTCTAATAACAAAACACTTACCGAAGACGAATTTAAAAATACAAAAACATTATTGAACTCATTGATACATGAGGAAGTTGAACAACAATGGTTGTTAGATACAACAGAAAAATGGTGTAAAGATCGTGCTGTGTATAATGCAGTATTACAAGGTATCAAAATCATTGATGGTAAAGATAAGAAACATACACCAGAGGCAATACCTACTATCTTATCAGACGCATTAGGCGTTTCATTTGATAGACATATAGGGCATGATTATCTTGCCATGACAGATGAGCGATTTGATTATTACCATAGAGTAGAAGAAAGATTAAAGTTTGATTTAAATTATTTCAATCGTATTACAAAAGGTGGTCTACCACCTAAAACACTTAACGTTGCTCTTGCAGGTACTGGTGTTGGTAAATCTTTGTTTATGTGCCATGTTGCAAGTAGTGTAATTGCTCAAGGCAAGAATGTATTGTATATTACATTAGAGATGGCTGAAGAAAGAATTGCTGAAAGAATTGACGCTAATTTATTAGATGTTACAATTGATGATCTTTATGAAATGCCTAAAGAGATATACGATAACAAAACACAAAAGTTACAAAATAAAATTAATGGGCAACTAATTATTAAAGAATACCCTACGGCAGCTGCTCATGCTGGTCATTTTAAATCTTTGATGGATGAACTTGCATTAAAGAAATCATTTAAACCAGATATAGTATTCATTGACTATTTAAATATATGTTCATCAAGTAGATTTAAAGGTGGTAATATATCTTCATATTTTTATGTTAAGGCAATCGCTGAAGAATTAAGAGGTCTTGCAGTACAATATAATGTGCCTATTGTATCTGCTACTCAAACAACCAGATCAGGTTATCTGTCAAGTGATGTTGGTTTAGAAGATACTTCAGAATCATTTGGTCTTCCTGCAACTGCTGACTTCATGTTTGCTCTAATATCAAATGAAGAATTAGAAGAACTAGGTCAGATTAAAGTTAAACAATTAAAGAATAGATACAATGATCCTGCTGTCAATCGTGCATTTATAATCGGTGTAGATAGAAGTAAGATGAGATTATATGATGTAGAACAATCAGCACAACAGATTGTAGATAGTAACCAAGAAAGTAAGGAGAAGATTGAGAAACCATCAGGCCCACAATCTGTGGACGTGTATGATAAGTTTTCAGATTTTAAAGTATAATGAAAGAAGACATAATAAAAGAATTAAAAACAGTTTATGATCCTGAAATGCCATCTGTAGATGTATTTAATTTAGGACTGATTTACGATATTGATATAAAAGAAGACAAGAAAGTTACAATAACTCACACATTGACCTCTATGTTATGCCCAGCAGCCGATATAATAAGTAAGAATATAAAAGAAGCTACTGAACGTGTTGCAGGTGAAGGTAATGTAAAAATTATATTAACACATACTCCACCATTTAGTAGAGATATGTTAAGTGAAGAAGCCAAATTAATACTAAACATGTAGGATAACAATGGCAACAAAAAGAAAAAGAAAACCATCTATCTACTATAAGACAGAAATGGTTAAGTCAAAAGGCGAAATCATATGGCGTTGTGTTGAAATGCCTAGTAAGTTAGTATTACAAGAGTCTTTCTTTGAGGAAGATGTAAAGAAACTTACTAAATTTCAAAACAAAAATAAGACATTTGGTGTCTTTGGTTTTCCACCTTTCTTTGATTGTAGAGGTGAAAAAGAGAAGATATTAGATAAGGGTAGGACAAATTATAATTCTCCTGCTAGAAGCAGAGGTAGAAGCCGTGCATAAATATATGTATGGCAATTCTAAATGGTATTAACGTAAAAGACGCTGAATTTACAGCAATGCAGGAGAAGGCTACTGCCGCTATCTGTAAGCAATCATTTCAAAATAATAAAAAATTTAATTCAGTAAAAGATATAATTAACGATAAAGATACCGTAAAAGAATTAAAAGAAATATTTGTTAAAGACAGAAAACAATTATTTTTTTACAGGATGCCTTTTTCACAAAATATAGAAAAAAACTGGTTTGAAACTTTTGTTAAACAAAATGAAAGAATATTAAAAGAGTTTTCTAACGCAAAATTTACCGTCTTTGATAGAGATGATAAAGATGGTTTTATGATGTGGTTTATGAAAACGATTAGAGATTATTTTAGTATATCAAATAAAGACTCATACAATCCTGCTGATATATGGTTGATTGATAAAAAAGAAGTCAATAGACAAGTCATATTAAAAGAAATAGAAGGACCTAAAGGCACACAAACTATAGAAGAACTTAATCAGATAATGAGAAAGTTATACAAAGAAAGAAAAGTTGTAGGTCTTTCTTTAAAATTAATTTCAGGTGGTCAAGCAAAGTACCAAGAAGTCAATTTAGATGATAAGTTTTTTAAAGCAGTAGAAAATAAAAAAGGTGAGTTTGATTATAATCTTTTAAAAGTTAAGTTTGATCTATCAACATATGGCGTAAAAAAGAATGCTGGTTTTACAACACAAGATTCTGTATTAACTTTAGGTATTAGAGGTACAGAAATAGCAAAGTTTCAAGTTAAAGGTAATACAACATCAAGGTTATCTAATCTAAAAATAGAAGGCACAGGTAAAGGTGAGGCTGCAAGATTAGGTAAGGCACCTTTAGAACTAGTTAGAAAATTAACTGCTGGCAAACCATACAAATCACAATTTATAAATGACGCAAAAAATGAACCACAAAATATAAAACAATTTGACAAACAAGCAAAGATGTGGCAAGGTATGTATGATGAGTTAGTTAGAAATATGAAACAAAAAGGCATACCTTTAGAGGTTAAAATTATGCCTAAAGATTTTACGAAGAATATGCGAATAGCATTTGAGGGTAGAACACCTTGGATTGCTAATAACAAACTACTACAATTAAGGTTTTTACATATGGTTTCTAAATTTAAAAAAGAAGAAATCCATGAGTATATGACCGATCTAATCTTCTTATGCCAGAAGATAGGGCGTAGTGTCTTTCCTTTCGGGCCGTTCGGCAAACTTTATTAGTATAAATAGTCTAGTAAGTAGTGATTTATTAATGGAATTAGTGTGATTTTTCGCTTGACAAAGGCGATAAATTTTGATATAATGGGTATAGTGGAGAGATATGTATAGTTTTAAACAATACTTAAATGAGGCAAAAAATACTCATTTAGAACATTTAGAAGACGAAATTATTAATAACGGATATCAAGGTGGTATCAACGCTATTGAGTTTCTTAAATCAATAAGAAACATGTTAGTAGGATCATCACGTAGAAAATTAAATCTATCTGTTAAATGGGATGGTGCACCTGCTGTATTCTGTGGTGTTAATCCTGAAAACGGCAAATTCTTTGTCGGATCAAAATCTATATTCAACGTAACTCCTAAAATCAATTACACACAATCAGACATTAGAAAAAATCACTCTGGTGGTTTGGTAGATAAACTATCTATCTGTTTAAAAGAACTACCAAAACTTGGCATAAGAGGTGTTGTACAAGGCGACTTGTTATTTACACCAGGAGATATTAAAAAGGTATCTATAAGAGGTGAGGATGCTATTTCATTTACACCTAATACTATAACTTATGCAGTACCAGAAAATACTGATCTTGCTAGAAAAATTATGAGAGCTAAACTAGGTATCATTTTTCACACTACTTACAATGGCAGAAAAATGGCTAATTTAAAAGCAAGCTTTGGCGTCAATGTAAATCGTTTTGCAAAGACGCCATCAGTATTTTATGATGACGCTTCATACAAAGACGCTTCAGGTGTTGCTACATTTACAACAACTGAAAGTGACCAATATGATAGTATGTTAAGAATGGCTATGGGATCATTAGGTAAAGGTAAAAGAATATTAGAACTATTAAGAAGACAGACAAATTTATTATCTGTAGGCGCTAGACTAAAAATATTTTTCAATACAAAAATAAGAGATGGTCAGACTATTGCTAATGTTAAAAATCTACAATCTGATTTTAGAAAATATTATGCGTCCGTATTAGATGATGAGATGTCAAGTAAGAAAACAGCAAACGCTAAAAAGAAATACGAGATGATAAGAAACGATGGTTTAAGATTTATTGATAGTAACGAAAATGATATTTACTTTGCAATCGCAAGTTACATTACACTACAAAGAGTTAAAAACTTTTTAGTTGGCAAAATGAATCAAATTAAATCAATAGGTACTTTCTTACAAAAAGGTAATGGGTTTGAAGTAACAAATCCTGAAGGCTACGTTGCTGTAGATAGAATGGGCAACGCAGTTAAACTAGTAGATAGGTTAGAGTTTAGT